AACTGGAAACACTACTCTTGATGGTGATGTAACAATTGCTGACCAAATCATACATAGTGGTGATACAGATACTAAAATAAGATTTCCGTCAAGCGATACTATACGACTTGAAACTAACTCCGGTAATTCAAAATTTGAAGTTGATGGCACACTCGCTAAGTTTACTGCCCCCTCCGCTAATTTTGAAGTAGAATCGTCAGGAGATAATTCTACTACACTAACACTTACTTCTGGTGGTGATGGCTCAAGCGCTACCCTTAAAATATTATCTCACTCTGAAGGCAGTTCTAATATTCAGTTCGGCACATCAGCCAGTACTGACCCAATCATTAGCTATGACTCAGATAATGATATATTTAACATTAAGGGGAATGGCAATGAATTTAATCTAAATGCAGCTGGTCAAACAATGAGGTTGACCGCATCGACAATTAACTTCTCTGGTACTGCAACATTTAATGGAGGAACCTCAGGCTTAACTAAATCAGATGTCGGTCTCTCAGCTGTAAGCAACCAGTCACCTGGCGAACTTCCAATTAGTGAGGCGGTTCAAGCAGCCCTCGATCTTAAGCAAGATAGTTCTCCTTTTGCCGTATTTGACAGTCCCGGCCAGAAAACAGAAGTTCTAGGATTCAAAACAGATATTACATTAAACACTGCTAACATTAGTTCTTTAAATACTGCAATAACCACAAATACTGATAATATTGCAACATTGACTACACAGCCAGTGTATGATAGTCCGACATTGAACAACGCTGAATTCAATGGAAATGCTATTTTTAACTCTCCTGTTACAATTGGCAGTGGAACATTTGAATATGGTGTAACACAAACTGATACTGTTATTATTGGTGATGGTATTACAGCTGCAAATCAAGCAACGGAAAACGTACTTATCGGACATAATGTTACGTCACACGGAACCGAAAATGTTGTTATCGGAGACGGGGCCAATGCGGCATACAACACGGGATATCCCAACAGTGCAGCCGATACATCTGTTATTATTGGTAAAGGAGCTAGTGCTGGATACTCTTGCCAGGACACGGTGAATATTGGTACAAATGCAAATGCATATAATTGCATCAACACAGTTGCTATTGGTAAAGGGTCTTCTGTAACAGGTGGTGCAAATAATGCTATTTCCATTGGTACAAACTCGTATGTGGGTAACAGCGGTTGTGTAGCGATCGGTGCTAGCACTGATTCTCAATATACCGGCTCTATTGCAATCGGCGACAATGCTCAAGGTATAGCATTGAACAGTGTTGCTATAGGAAAAAACACAAACATACATGGGTATGCTGATAACGCAATCGTAATTGGCTCAGGTGCGTCAGCTAATGCGTCCGCAGCAAATAATTCAATCGTAATCGGTAGATCGGCTAGTAGTGTCGGAGATAATGGTCTTGCAATAGGTGACAACGCTGACGCATCATCTAATAATAGTATTTCTATCGGGCATGACACTTATGCGGGTCTTGGCGGAACTGGTAGCGACATTGCTATTGGTAATACGGCTCGAACTTCTGACGGGGGTGCTGCTGATAATAACATTGCAATAGGTTCATCAGCTGAAGCTGGAGAGTATGCTGGGCCAAACACTGTTACCCATTCTATGGCAATTGGGTTTAATGCTACAGCTAATGCTTCTATATCTGGTGGTGGTGTTGGTGCAACTGCAATTGGTCATAGGGTTAAAACTACAATACCTGAAACTACGGAAATTGGTTTCTGGTCTAATGCAACTACCCGTGGCGGTGCAATAAGAATACACGGTGGTACTGGCCAAGTATCAATGACCATACAAAATAGATCATCAGCATATACTGATGGTGGAGCAACTAAAGGTGCTGAAGAAGACAATGAATTAATGAGAAATGGGTTGTCATTTAGAAGAAGCGGCAATAAACTATTTGTCGATGTTAATGACAGTGCAGGTTCAGTTAAAACTAAGAGTTTCGGTGAGTTTGGTGACTCACCTAATGAATTCAATAGTCCTGTAGAAATTAATGATGTAATTACATTCAATAGCCCATCAACCGTTAATTTGACAACTGAAAACTATAACTTTACTGATAGTTCAGCGAGAGCATTTAGATCAGCATCTGGTGTCTCAGATGGTTTAGGTGCAATATACGCAATATGGGCTGAAACAGAAGGAACCCTACAAGATTATGAAAGCCCTGCTTTTGGGGGTGAAGAGTGGGCATTCGGTAGAGCAGATGTAGTAAAGACAGCTCATGGTATTCCAATCGGCTTTAGATCGAGAATAATGAGATTAGGTCTAAACGTATCATGGTTTACCGGCACAACCACGGAAGACATAATAGTTGAAGTTTATAAAAATGGATCGCCAACTGGAGCTAGAGCAGTAATACCATCTGGTGCTAGTCCGGGCGCGAGTAGCGCCGATCGAAAAGTAGTGGACATAATAGACTCACCAAATGTAGAGTTTGAAGTTAATGATATCTTAAACTTTAGAACAATACAAGATGGTAACGTCACTAGTGTTCACGCAAGAGCCGTAGCGTATTTACAAGTAATTGAATAAGATAAATTATAAATAAAGATTTAAAGGAGCTATAAAACATGAGTATAAATGTTTCAGTCACACAAAACATAACATCGGTAACAACTGAAAACTGCGGATCAATAACGCGGGTAGAAAATGAATCAGACTCATCACAAACACTATTGACATGGAACGGAGATGTGAGATTTAATAACTCTGCGGAGAGACAAGTTATTGTAGGGCCGATTAAATACGCAATTCAAACGAACCGAGATATGACACTAGGCGAACTGAATACTGCAGCACAATCTTTATATACTAAAAACTATGATGATTGTAATAATACAGAAGCTAAAGCTGCACGCCATAAAGTTCTTGGAGACACTTGGAAAATTAAAATTAAAGCCCTTACTACTATCACTATCAGTGACGCTGATGCTGATACCCTTGTTGATGAAATTTTGAATAACTGCTGTGCATAATGAAAAAATATATATTTAATAGTAGTATGCCCAGAAGTGGGTCAGAACTACTACAAGTGATACTACACCAAAATCCTTCTATATATGGTTCTGTTACAAGTCCTCTATGTGAGTATGTAACATCTATAAAGAATTGTCAAGTAAATGCTGAAGTAAAATCTCAACCGCCTGACCTAATGAAAAAGGCGCAGTTGTCTGCGTCTCGTCAACTAATGTACGGTTACTACGAAGCTATGACAGACCGCCCAGTTGTTGTTGATAAAAGCAGGCAGTGGATGTGGGAATACGATTTACTCAAACAGATTATTGGCACTACTCCAAAAATGATTTGTATGATTCGTGATTTAAGAGATGTCTTTACAAGTATGGAAAAGAATTGGAGAAAGAATCGACATCTACCACAAGGGCCTGATAATACAGCTACACTTGAAAATATGACGGTTGAAACGCGGATTGCACATTGGTCTCATAGTATGCCTGTAGGATATTCGACTGAACGTCTTAAAAGTGCAGGTGAACTAAATCAGTTGCAGAATGTCTTTATACTTCGGTATGAGGATTTAACAATGTATCCGAATAAGTGCATGCAAAAATTATATGAGTATCTTGAATTACCTTTCTTTGAACATGACTTCAATAACATTGTAAAAGAAGTTGAAGAGGATCACCAATGGCACGGTATCTTTGGAAACCATGATGTTAAGAAAGAACTTAAGCCATCCGTATCAGATTACGAAGAAATTATCGGAACGGCGGTTGGGAAAAAGATTATTGACGGACACGAATGGTTCTTTAGGAAGTTTTATCCTGAGGCATTGGAACCTGATGGGTCTTAAACTTCAGCTTTTCCTTTGCATATATCTTAACGCGTTCTACTCCGTGTAGTAGCGTATAATTTTTACGACTCTTCCAACTTAGATCATCACATATATCGTATACCTTTGCAGGCTGACCGTTTTCTGCTTTACGCAATGATCTACCAAGTGATTGTAATACTCTGACCTGGCTTTTAGTTGGTGCTGCAAATACAAGATTATGTAAGTTCTTAATATTAATTCCAGTAGAGAATGTACCCATCGATGCTACAATAATGGCGTTGTTTTCTTTTTCTGTAGCTTCTCGTATAGCTTCACGATCATTCGCTTTAATTTCTCCAGATACATAGAATACCTTTCTTCCATCTTCTGCTTTATCAGATATAGATTTATACAGCGGCTTACCATGCGTTTCGACAAGATTGAATAATACAAGTGTGTTACCTTTTTGAGATAACGCTAAGTTTCGGATAAACTTATTTCTCTGCTCATGGCTGACTAGATACGATATTTCTTCCTGATACGTTTTCTTTTTAAACGCTTTTCGTTCTTCATCTGAATAAGTAAGTGCTAATACATCAATCGATACATCAGACAGCTTACCCTCATCAATTAGTTTATGAGTAGCAGTAACATTATATACAGGGCCGAACGCACCTTCGAGCACTAACTTATGTACCTTTGAACCGTCAAGTGTTCCTGTAGTACCTATCCGAAGCCAAGCATTTTTTAAGTGTCCCATAATAGTAGTCAATGATTTAGCTTTAAATAAATGTGCTTCGTCACCGACAACCATCTCATAGTTCTGAAACCAAGACCTCGGCATTTTAAATACAGATTGCCAAGTTGTTATCACAATCCGTGATGTCAAGTTTTCTTTTTCTTTACCAGAATAAATTCGATGTACACACTCTGGATCAAATGAATCATCATTACTAGAATAGTCAGCAAAGTCTTTCCACATCTGCTCTACAAGGGATGTAGTGGGTACTACGATGAGAGCTTTCTTATCAGAAGTATTTAAAAACCAACGTAAAGCCAGATAGATCATAAGCGACTTACCTGAGCCAGTTGGAGATAATAATAATGCGTTATGATTGTTTATGGCGTGGGTGACTGCCCGTAATTGGTAATCATAAGGCTTGATAGAAGTCCCACCGCTGCATAGGTCAAAATCGTCAAAGTAAGTGCTATCCACAGCGGTGGATCGTTTGGTAATTTTATTTTCAACTTTATATCCTCTACTTTCTGCAAACTGTTCTACATGGTATAATAGACCGCTAGGTAATGAATAATCTCTCGTATTGTACAAACGAATCTTACCGTCCCACATCTTATTGCGATAAGAAGGTACAAACTTATAGCCCGGAACATAAAACGTGAAGAACTCACTTAGCTCCATTACAATACCAGAATCACTTGGATGCACAATGATGTCTACTTCATCGCGTTTACTAATAACAATATCACTCACTTAATTTTTTCCATCTTGAAAAGTCGTTTATAATTCCATCGTATGGTTTATCTTGTTTGAATATTTTAAGTATCTCACCGTGCTCATAGTCATTTGTTGGCCATACATGATAGTTATATTTATCGAAGAAAATAACTGTATAACTTTTATTCCGTGTAATTTTACGTCTGATTATTACACTCATAGAATTATTTATACCAAAAGGCGCCCTAGGCCAGACTTTAACCGGCACTTCCTCACTTCAAGTTCACTTATGTGTAGAAATCTGCAGTATCTCTTTACTCAACTGTGTGGGGTTCTGTCATTAAACTACTAGGGCTAAATTATCCTCCAGATGTGAATCTACGCCAGTCGATTATGTTTTTAATCGTAGAGTGTCTCCAGCGTATATTAGTCATAATTTCATCAAGGGTTTCTACTAAAGTCTCTTGGTATTCTATTTTAGCAACAAGTTCTTGTATTTCTGGATCAGCATCATAGTAGTAATCCATATCACCTTTAAGTGGTTTAGTCCCACCTTTGTATGGGTCGTAATCCCACCCGCGAGTATCCATATCTTCTTTAGTCATTTTGCCGGTGTAATATAGCCACTTGTCTTTTTTCAATGAGGCAATCTTAAGTCGCAATCTCTTTAATTGCAGTTTAGCAACGGTGTGAAGCTCAAGGTATTTTGAGTGGAGTTTAGGCATCTCTAACGAGCTAACATCTAAGTCGATCTCGTTTATAGTGGAATCATCTTTCCACATTTCAAGTATTTGTTCTACATTCATCATACTAATATAGTAACACTATCGTTACTATTTGTAAAGTAAATTATCGAATAAATTCAAACTTATTATATTGAAAACTAACGTCACAAGTAATATACTCAAGTGCTGTGTCCTGTGTGGTAAATGGCAAAACACCTAAGTTAATAGGAAAACAATCAAGAAATCTTACTTGTCGGTTAGTAGTATTTTTATTAGTTAAAATAGAAA